GCCTGTCCGCCCATACCAGAATGATTCGTGCAGTAATAATAAAGGGTTGGTGCGCCAGAATCTACAGTTATTTGTGTGTAGGCTCCTGAAGAACCTGGAGTACCGCTTGTAGAAACTCCTGTGGTATATTCTAAGCCACCAGCATGTGTGCCATTAGATGTAGTGGAAAATCTTAAAGGATGCCCTGAATTACTGGAATCTGATTGATCAAAACGATATGTGCTGCCTTCAGATAAGGTTACTGTAGCCTGTTGCACGCCATCTATGTAGTACTTATTACCATAACCAGTACTGACAACTGTTACTGTAAATATTTGAGCTACACCTCCGTCAATAGATACACCTACAGAACCAACAGAGGCTGTTGCGCTAACGCCTGTAAGATTAACAGTTGCGTTAGGGGTAACTATAGAATTAAGAGATATTGTTGTACTGATACCAGTTAAGGTAATGCTAACACTTGTTGGGGTAACAACATCATCACTAAAAGTAACTGTGCCAACTCTGCCACGCATAAATACAGGGTCTATAAACCGAAGAGTTTCTGTATTAAAAGATGGAAAAGTAACCTTTGCTGGTATGATATTGTTAGTATCAGGTCGAGGATCTCTTAGTGCCTGCGGGTCTATAACAGTTCTTCTAGGCTCCAGTTGTGGGTGCTTCTCTTCATACTCGTCTGGACCTACCTTTAAACCATTCCATTCGGTTTTCATATCTCGTAAACGATAACGAAAGCCAGAACGGTCTGATATACCATATGCATTTTTACCAGAGGCAAAGGCCATCACACCCTCAAATATTGAATATCAGGTTGTAGTTTAAGAGATACTCTATCTTCATCCTCGTCAGCGGCTCTTTGAAACTCTTCTTCATAAACAGTTTTTAACAACTGAACCAGTTGAGGATTCTTCTTTAATGCAATGTAATATGATAAGCCAGCAACAGCACAGGGTAAGAAACGGAAAGGAAGGTCTACATCATTAGTAAGCGTGTCAGCATCCTGTATTCTTTGAACATAATAATACACTAACTGATCGGTGCTGTTTTCTGGAGTAGGCCATAAAGTTATCTGAGGAATTGTTTGCCTATTGAAGTAATACTGACTAGGACGGCCTTGTGTTGTCTTGTCTGGAACAGACAAATAATCCCCACGACTAACTTTCATAATATTGATATCAGTATTGCTTCTTCTAACAACCACTTCAAGTAAATCAACGACATCGCTTGTCAACGTTTCGGTGGCTTGTCCTTGTGTTAATGTTATGGTGTTTTGTTGAACAGTCCAAAGATTAACGCCTCTGTTTGCCCAATCCGCAAACATCAAGTTCATAGAGCGGCGTGCAGTGCGAGCATCGTAACCAGTGCGAAGTTCTAATCCACACCTTTCATATGCTTCTTCTATAATGTCTGAAACATCGAGAGCGAAGTCCCTTGAGTTTGAAGTAGCCATCACTCTTCCTCATTGTAAAGGTTATCAAATATCCTATTCACATCTAGTGTATAGTCTAAATCACTTTTTGAATAGTGTATATGCTGAGAAGGCTTGAAGTGTGGCGCACCTTCACCTGTTTCAAACCAAGCAGGGTGTGTAACTCTTACACGATTATTGGGCAGTGCAACGATGTTTCCTGTCCATTCACCAGCATCAAGCAGTTGCAAAACATGACTTTGTTTATGCTGCGCTGGGTCATCTGCTATTTCGGACTCGGAGTAATCTACTGTAAACAAGTATTTTGCAGGAAAAAACTCACTGTTTATCTTAGCCAACCAAGGGCAGGGCGTAGCTCGGTCTATCACATAAACAGCGTGATTATGCGATGAACAATCCCAAGGTTGAGCATCATATGTGTTCATGGGTTCAGGCCATTCCTCTAAAGGTATGTCAGCAACTAGAGCGGTTATGGGCATCCTAGCCCACATTGCACCTCCATGTACCGTATCTTCCTCTTCACCTTCTGCTTCACTTCCAGTAAATATAACTTGGAAACTCAGACATCTGTTAGGCATGGACGTTACGCCAACGACCATCGCGTGCAAAAACTCACCATGATAGTCCTCATGGTTATGAGTATACTCGCGCCGCACCCATGCCTTAAAGTAGGGAACGTTGCTATATAAATATGGCATTAGGCTTTAGATACTTTGTATCCTAGCTTTTTAGCAGCAGCACGAAGTTGTGCAACAGTCATTTTTTTGCCACCAGTAGAACCGCCTTTGGACATCATTCTCATCTTTTTACCGCCCATTGCGCCGCCTTTAGCCATTCTTCTGACTTTACCACCAGCACGGTAGCCTTTCTTCTTCATCACTTTACCACCAGCACGGTAGCCTTTCTTCTTCATAGCCATAATTACCTCCTATGACTGCGTTACTGCGCCCTTCGTGCGCTTTCTACGGTTAGACATTATCACACCGCAACCTCTTGCAACAGCGGTGCCTGGAATCTTTTTGCCTCTAAACTTGCGTTTAGAAGTTGTTTCAACCACGCCGCCTGAGTTAAGGTTGCGAACCTTGGCCTTCTTAGTGTTAGCAACCACTGTTTGGCCCTTGCTACCTGCTTTCTTCTTTTTACGAGCAGTTTTTGCACGCTCTTGTTTTGAAAGGCTTTGAGCTTTTTTGCGCGGCAAACACCTGTCAGGGTTCTTCTTATCTTTAGATGTACCACATTTACCCTTGATGCTTCCATCAGAGCCAATGCGAACCCAGTCCTGTTTTAGCCATTCTTTAAGCTCACCCATTACTTGCCCTTTCTTTTACCGCCCTTAGACTTCTTGGCATAGTTCGGGTCTTTACAATATTTTGATGCAGCAAGGTTTGCATATGCACTTGGGTATGTATCAAATGTGCGCTTTGCCCAAGCCTTGCCTTCTGGACATATTTTGCTGCCTTTTGACTTTTTAGAAACCTTACCACCTTTTTTATAATAGGTGAGTCCTTTTGGTGTGCCGCTACGCTTTTGCATTTTCTCTAGCCTTTCTCAAACTTTCTTTGCCTTTTTTAAAAATGCTTACAACTTGATTCTTGCCCATAACTTTTGCTCTTTGCTCACCAACCGTAAGTATCTGTATTTTTCTAGCAAACGGTTTGTTTAACTTTTTAACTTTTGCTACCGTCTTTCTTGCATCTGTCGGAGTTGCAAACTTTATAGATACAGTGTCTTTTGGGTTTTCGTCAGTATAGAGTCTTCTGCCACTTCCCTTTGGTTTTTTACCTGTGCCTACTTTAGGATCTTTTCTTTTTGCCATTTAGCACACTTTTCAAAGTTCTTGCTTGTTTTGCGTGAGTTCTTGAAGCCTTTTGTAAGCCCCTCATAACCTTTTTAACCTTTGCTTTTTTTGTTCTATTCATTTTTTTCTCTTCTTTTTAGAGGCACAATGTGCTCTTTCGCTAAAACCACGGGGGCGTTTACAGTTTATTTTGGCTTTTCGCTTCTTGCTCCACTTTTTCTTCTGTGGGGGCTTGGAGATCTGGCTTGCGAGTTGTCCACGCGATATTGTCATTAACCCTCTCCTGTAGGTAATAATCCCAAAGTTCTGCTAATAATTTATGGTTTTGGTCTACCTTAACGGAAATGACGGCAGTTTCTGTTTTTAACTCAACAACAGAAAAAGCTATCCAACCGATAAACGCAAGGCTTGCGCCACTAATTAAGGTGCTTATGTTTAACACTTCCACCTCCGCCTTGCCTGACGTAAACGGCTGTTAGGATTCTTAGCCGCTTTAGGAAACTTCTTCATTTGACCTGCGCTACGCGCACAAAACGATTTACGCCTTTTAGCAGCGGCAGAACCTTTTTTAACTTTGCCAGTCACTGCGGTTTTAAGTTTAGAACCAGGGTTTTCTCGCCTATAACGAGCAACACCAGCCTTAGTCATTCCCGCTCCACTTTTAGTAGAGCGGAAATACTTTTTGGTTTTGGGTGGTTGCTTGTCTCTTTTACGAGCCATATTACTACCCAAAGAAAGCGGTTATTGAGTCCACGGCTGTCAACGTGACATGACAGCCATCTTCAAATATAATCCCGTGATCAGGAATAGTGATTTGAGTGTCATCACCAGCAACAAAGGTCATAGTCAAAAGTGTTGTGCCAGAACCACCACCGCTTCTAAAAACAGCCGCTGGAGAACCACTACCTGCTGAACGCACAACAAACGATTTTAATCGGGTTCTACCGCCAATTAAACTTCCTGTTGACGTAGCAGTTTTTGCAAAAATAGAAGCAGCCATATCAGCCTCCTATTAAGCAGTTGGTGAATCAGAAGCAATACCAAAGAACTTCAGAGCAATAACCGCGCCACCTGTGCCTGCTGCACCAGAGATTACAAGTTCAACTTCGTCAGCAGTCTCTGTAGCAGCGGTGGTTGTGCCACCAGACATACCAAGCACACCATTACAAGGGAAGAAACCTTTGAAGCCTGTTGAATTAATAGCGATAGCAATGCCATCTACGAAACCGTCTGTATCAGCGTCTGTACCAATATCAACCAAATTTACGTTGTTAGCCGAAGCACTTGTTACTGTGATGGCAACACCCATAGGAATAAAGTTAGACGGGATTCCGATTGATGATTCTTTATGATCTGTGCCACTCGCAGCGACTGTAATTGAAGTGCTGTAGGTAGACAAAGTCATTTCATTGGTAAGAGCACCTGTGGTGGTGTTCTTAATAATAGTTTTAAACCCGTTCTCTGAACGAACAGGACCGTTAAAAGTAGTATTAGCCATGTACATCTCCTGTCTCGGCTAGTGTCAACCCCCCAATGGAGTTGTCAGGATAATTAACTATACACAAAAAAAGGGCGACTGCAAAGCCGCCCTTTAGTTCCTTGGGAGGGAAATATCTTATGCGCCTGGTGAACCAAACACACAACGTGGGTCTGAGAATCCGAAGCTGTAACGCTCACGAGCCTTAAACCGCATGTTTCCAGTATCAAAGTCTGCTTCCATCTGTGTTGACAATGGCACACGCTCAAAGTGGAGGAAACCACGAGGAGTATCTGTCAAGATGAAGAAAGCGTCCGTATCTGTCAGGAAGTCGTTGACAGCATAGCCATCAGGCAACATTCCCATAGAACGAATTGCATTCACATCATTGTCAGCGGTGCCAACACGAAGATTAGAAACCATCAGACGCTCTGCTACAAACTGTAACTGACGAGGAATAATAAGTTTTGTTCCACGAAGAGCTACTTTTAAACCACGCTCGTCAACGAAACCAGCGATGTTGATAAGAGCGTCTTCCAGAGAAGTTTCGTTCAAATCAGCAGCGGTTGATGGTTCGTTGGCGAATGTGCCGCCGTTTGTCAGAGGGTGAGATGCATCACACAAAGCAACCCCGTCACCACCAGCAAAAGCACCAGCCGTGAAAGCGTTGTTTAGAATTGATGCAGCTTTAACCTGCTTTGAGTGCGCCATTGAACGGGCAAGAGCACGAGTGTAGCGACTTGACAGACGATCATAAAGATTGTCCTCAACAGCCTCTTCAGTAATGCTGAAAGCCAATGCAATGGTTTCATGGTTGTACCGAGCGGTAAATGCTTCGTTGGCATCATCAAAACTGACGGCAGAACCTTCCGCTTTAGTCGGAGCGGCTCCAAAGCCTGATAGCATTACCTCCTCTTCAAATGCACGATCTGAAGACTCGGTGGTGAAAATTTCGGCGTGCTGGTTTTCATACCTGTCATACTCCATTCCAAACAGAGCATTTAGGCCAGGCTCCAGCTCTTTCGCCAGTTGTGCGCGAGAAATAGCCATAACTGAGCCTCCTTATACGCCCTGTGCAATGCTACCGTTAGGAGCATTGAAGTGGTTGTTTATACGAACGATTAATGGGATACCAGCAGCACTAAAGTCTGAGTTTTCTGGGTCATCGAGAATACCCATAATACGCAGAGCATGTGTATTGGTGGTAGCGACAGTGTTCAGATCCGCAGTCGCAGAAGAAATACCTGTTGTGGTAGAACCGCTGTTACCTGTTGCAAGCTGAATGTTTGCGAACACCGCTGTACGAAGTTCTGCTTCAGTATCATTAGAACTTTGTACGTTAGATGTTGCAATAGTAAACAACATTGCAGGATCATCATACAGAAAAGCCCTGACGGGGAAATTAGAATCCGCACCAGAACCAGGCCAGAAGTTAGAGAAAATTGTTTCTCCAGTGGTAGAACTGACATATTCGCATCCGTTGAACACACCCACGATTGAAACCGTGCCACCAGCGGCGGCTTGTAGGTCATCAATCACTCCAGCGGCAAGCGGTATTACAGGCATGCCTTGGAAGATTGGGTTGGAGTTGTCAGATGCAATGCGATACTCAGTTGTACCAATGGAGGCTGGGGATGACCCTAGCATGCCATATGGTCTTAGACCAAAGGCTCCATTTGCATTTGCCATGAGAATAACTCCTTCTCACTATGAATCAGAGTCGTTTTTACGACCTCCGAAAGTTACACGACTTTGCCTATCGTTAGTAATAGGCATCGAAGGATGCTGCTCCTTCATTAAGTCCTGATCCACAGCAGTCATTTGTTCGCGAGTCCGTCCTCGGTAATATTCGGTTCTTTCCTGCGCTGTCTCTTCAGGGATTCTTGCCAGCATTAACCCACCGTGTCCAATAACACCAGTATGTGTTCCTTCATCAATTACAGCATAATCAGATTCAGAATACTCATCGGCTCTGACGGGTTCCCATCCTTCGCGAATTTTCGCATGGACGTTAATGTTATCGTCTTCACCTCTGAGAGATGTTCTAATCCAACGATGCCTGTATCCATCTGGAGCATCTGGTGCCTCTAACCGACTTGGCGGTGCCCAAGGCTTTCTGCGCGATGTTTTTTCGCGGGTTTCATTAGACCGTGGTTTTCTTGTCTCACTCATAGCTTAGTCCTTTACATACTTAGCGTATTCTTCAAGTGGAACACCAAGTTTTTTAGCTATAGCTACCTGTGAAGGTGACAACTTGACGGTCCTGCGCCCCTGTTTTGTACTGCGAGATGCGGAGGTAGAAGCAGCGGCGACCCTTTGACCTCCCTCGTTTTCTTTCGATCCCAACTCTTTCGGGAACCGTTCCCTAAGACGAGAGTCTAATTGAGTATAGTACTCATCTTCTGTCCCGTCAAACCCTTCAGTTATTAACTGCCTATCTATGACATATGCGGCTTGGGTCATAATCTCGTCATCACCAAACCATTCATTTTTTTCCGCCCACTTTTGCGCCTTCGGATCTGGAGCTGCCGTCTGCGGTGCAGCACTGGGTTGAACCTGATTATCAGGGGCGGGGGCTGTGACTGTTGCGTCTTCTTCTTGTCGTTGTTTTGCAAGTCTGTGCCTCTCTTGTTCTATGGCAATCTTTGATAACGCCTGTTGCGCATCAAACATTTTTTCAACATCGCCACGGTCATGAGCGTCTTTATAAGCCGCTTTAGCCTGTGACAGTTGACTTTCAATTCGTGTGCCATACTCAGTAATAAACCCACTATCAAGATTTTTAAGACGAGACTGTAGTTGTTCGTTCTCTTCTTTGAGCTTTTCAGCAAGACGAGTTGCCTCGTCTTTGTCTCGCTCTGCAAACCTGTACTTTTCGGTTAGCTTTTTAATACGTTTTTGAACACCCTTGCTATAGTTATCCAGCTCATCATCAGATGAAGCTGTAGTATCGCTAACCTCAACATCATCCGAAACATCAGTTTCCGAAACAACTTTCTTAGGCTCGTCATCAAGAGTAACTTCAACATTCTCTTCTTCAACGACTTGTGTTTCAGCTTCCGCCATCTCATTCTCCTTAGACATGCTTTACATCATCTGGTTCAAGTATTGTCGCGATAACCTCATCATCGTTGATTATACGCACTTCACCACCATCAATCTTAAATCTAGAACCAGCGTATCTGCCGATACACACCCATTTGCCTTCTTCACACCAAGGCACTGGATTTTCACCAAACTTGCTCGGGTCTTGATAAGCCAAAGGTCCTAATTTTAAGACATACGCAACAACGGTGGCTAACGCCTCACGTTCACGCGCTTGATCTGGAATGTAAATACCACCGTCTGTTTTAGCCTTACCAGCGTAAGGCATAACAAGAACTCGCCAACCTGTTGGCTGCGGTAGTCGCTCTGTTAAGGATTTATCTATCAGGTTCGGGTCTAAAACCCTATCTGTTTGTTCAACATAAGCCTCTTTAGCAGAGGGTCTGTCTTTTGCCTGCGCGATGTGGTCAGGAACGTATAAAGTCTTCGGCATCGTCTATGTTCTTCTCCAGCAGGGATTTAAGTTCTTCTTTAGCATAGACAAGGCCCTGTACCTCACCTACTAGCCGCTGGTATTGTTCAAAGTTTTGAACACCACCAGATGTAAGCATGTCCGCGATTTGTTCCTCTCGCTTACCTAATAAGTTATATACATACTTTGCAAAATCTGCAACGTCCATTATAAAATGTCCTCCAAGGGTGCCAAATAGTTAGTAATAACATTTAAAATGTCCCCTTGAAACTCTTGCCTTTCACAACTGCACCACAGCCTCGGCTCATGTCGGAGGCTTCTACACCACCGCCAGCGCGAAATTTTTTAACGTTTTCTGGTCTTTCTTTAAACAGATCAGCCTTTGCAATCTCGGCTGCGTCTTCATCGCCAAACTCTGCCAGTTCTTCTAACTCGATAATTCTTGGCTCCTTGCTTTCAACCTCTCCACCTGCATCAAATTTAACGATGCCGCCAGATGCCTTGCGCAGTGCCTTGAAATCTTCTCCAGTAATCTTGTCTCTGGGTTCAGCCGCACGAGCAATCTTCATTTGTTTTTCTGTCAACGCCATAACGCACTCCTATTTTTTAAAGAACTTAGTTGCTGCACGGGTTCCAAACGAAGCCGACACAATAATTCCTAATGTATACCTATAGTATTCTGGCATAGTATCCAACGCTGTGAAACCAGCCGAAACGATTTCTCTGCCCCACTCACCACAAAAGGCTAACACAAGTGGCACCGAAAACAAAATTGTAAGCCACTCGTCTTTCCAAGATGAGGCTGAAGCGTCAGCCATTTTAAGATCCCAGTCGATCTCCCCTGTAGCCTTTTTTTCCATTATCGTAGCTTCAGCCTTAGCTTTAGCTACCTTTGCGCCTGTTATAGCTTTCTTTTCTTCCGCTTTGCCTTGTAGCCATGTTCCAGCTAAGTTAGCTACAGGTCCGATAAGAGCTTGTATCATTCAATAAACTCCAAAATTTCACCGTTTAACACCATTACTTTAAACTGTTTACAAGACCACTTCTGGTCAAAGTTATTGGTGTGGCCTACGTTGCGTTTTATTTTACGTCTCACAGCCAAGCACTCTGACAAAGACTTATATGGCGTGTATTCAGTTTTCTCACCACCCATCATTAACAATAATACAAATGTAACTTCAACCATTGCCGTTGCGCAACTTCTCTATGTTTTCCTCTATGGTCGTAATACGTTTCTCGTAGAACTCTAAGGTAAGTTTCTGTTGTTGATCATAAGGTGCTTTGCCATCTTCGATTTGGCTCTGTAGTTTTTCAAACTCTAAGGCTAAATGTTCAATCAACATGAACTGTTCTGAGTCGGCTGGTAGACTGCCCATTTCGCCACGAGGCCATTTTATACGAAACTCTGTGTTATGCTCAACATCAGATTCCATCATTGTGATGTTAGTTTCAATCTGATTAAGTCGCTCTATAATTCCAAAATACGCCCAAGTAGCTAATGATGCCGCTGCAACCATAGACACGATGTTGCGTAAGGGGAGTGCTACCTCTGTGTTCTC